CTAACCTTTAACATGGGGGATGATATGGCAGCCAAACTCTCACCTGCTGTTGACGTTCGTCGTTTGGTTGCCGAAGGGCCGCGCATCATCGCCACCTTTGGTTTGAAAACCGAATTTCTCGTCACTTGTTTCTGGGGCATGGAGTTTCTTGCCTGCAGACCCATTTGGGCACGATTTTCTGGTGGCCGTCGTGTCATCATGGTCCCGAAATTGGGTAGGTCGCTTCGGAAGATCGGCTGGTCTGTCATGCCTCGTGACCAACCTGAACGGTGGTTGCGGGGAAAACTGGAGGGCATGCGCCACTTTGCTCGCGCCGTACCTGTTTTGCGCCACTTGTGGCGCCATATGATGACCAGCGTTCAACGGTATCGCCCGAGTCGTTTGCATCGTGACGACCGGGTAAAACCCCATTTGACCTCTGGCTGCTCTTATGATCTGGATGAACAGGCTTTTGAAGCCTTTGAACATGTTTATGGTATTACTCGTCAAGAAGAAGAGCAGTTTGGAAAGGACCTCGAGTTGATGCCAGCTTTGGGCGTCCTCGTTTGTCACCCTTTGATTGAACGCATTGTACAAATTGACGCTCAGCCTGTGTGTTTTGGCTGCCAGCGCCACACTTGGTGAACTCACTTTCCCAATTCTCCCTCCCTCTTTCTTTCTTTGCTTTGTTGTTTTGTCACTTAGCTTTTTCACCAGGCACACATGAAAAACGAACTGATGATGGCCGGCTTGGGGCCACACTCGCGCACGGGCGAGTGGGGGGGATTAATTTTCTGTCGTTTTTAGCCAAAGTCGCTGGAGCGTCAAGGCCCGGCACTAATTCCCACCACGACCTTTTACCCCCCGAAAAAGGATGCACTCAAAGTGTGTTATTTTGTCTTGACGCATGTGTCCTTTCTTCATCCGAAAATTCATGCATGTCAAACCTGCCGTTCTCGCTGGGAGTTCTGCTACTCCTGGCAAAAAGCGACGATCACGCCAACGAAAGTTGAAGAAGAAGAAGTCAAGCAACAGATCCACACGATCAAACAAGTCAGTGACGATGAATCTGATTCCTACGAGGTCATCTTCACGCGGTCCGAATCCGGCACAGTACGACCATTCGAACCCAATTATGCGTCAATTGATGGCCCCGATGCCAGGTTGGGCTTCTCGCAAGATGAGGGGTCCTGGTCGCGACTTGGAAGCAATGGTTCGCGGCCGGGGTACTCCGATGCTGAGACGCTTGGCCTTGATGGTCATGAACCCGTCACTCATGGACCCAGTTGCTGTGGCGTCAATTCGCCCTGTTTTGCCCACTTGCCCGCGTTTGGCTTGGGACGCCAACTTCACCGTCAACGGTGGTGGCAATCCCAACCCCCTTGTCCCGCATGGTTCTTACTTTTGTCTGCTAACTCGTAATCCGTATTGGGCAGTCATTCGTTATGAACCAAACCCGACTGGTGCTCCTAGCACTTATGACGCCGAGTTTGGTGCCAATCAGCCATTGCAGGGTTGGAACATCACCACTTTGCTTGGCGCTGCGAAGAGCACCACTCTCCCAATTAACATCACGCGTTGGGTTGGACAACCTGGGCAAGCAATTTACCCTCATGGGCAACTGTATTACACTTGCCAGCACTCTGGTCGTGACTTTACATGGATTGATGGCAACTCAGCTTCAAGTTCTCAGGTGACGTTCAATGTCACTACGAGTGCTCCTGCTAATCAGTTGGTTGCCAA